GAGCAACCCATCGCTTGCCTTCTTGCGCTTAGGACGTAGTGCTGTAGCCTGACGCAGTACTGCCTTAGCAGCAGGGCTGGCTGTCTTTGCTAATGGGATCACTGCTTCTCCTTTGTGATGATGTCATAGATAATATCCACTTTGGTCTCGACCCTTGTAAGTCGGTCATTCATAGAGCTACCAGAATTAGGCTTGAGTTCAGCAAGGTAATGCTTGATAACCCAACGGATAGATGCGCCAGCTGCAACAGTGACAGCAAGTATTCCTGAGATTGTGGTAGACCAGTCAGCGATTGACAATGTGAACTCCTATGCGGTTCGGATAGTGATAAGCAAGATGCCGCCAAAGCCGGAGTATCTCTTATCTGTAGGTGTCTTGTTAATGAAGTCCATCTCTTCGATAAGTCCAAGGTAGGACTCGCCAGTACGGAAGTCTTCGACTCGCACTAGATCTCCGATGTCTTCAATGTTTTGCATAACAGATAGACGGTTGAATGCGTAACCGTCATAGCCTGTAGGGTTGTTGAACTTATCCATCTCGTAGTCATACATAAAGACTGGGTACTGGATAAGGCGCTGACGTGGAATAGATGGCAGCGTGTTAATCTGGTATCCAGTAAAGACTGGACCCTGAGTGCTATCAGTTGTTGAACGAGTAAAGGTGAACTTGAACCCAAGGAACTGCTGTGCTCCTTGTGGATACGAGACACCTACCTGACCGATAAATGATCCTTGGTCATAGGAGCCAAGGTTGTACTCGTTATCGTTCTGGTCAATAGATACAATGCTGAGTCCACCGTTGGTTGTGTTAAAACGTGGTGTAAGCAGCTTGAAGATCTTGTTCTCAAGTGTGTTGTAGCGGATATAACCAGTACGCAACTGACCAGAGGCAACCAAGGTATCTGCTGACTCAAGGTAGTTGGTTCCATCTTCTGCACCGTTGTTTGCTGTACAGAACGCTAGGCGATTTGTATTGCCAAGGAATGAACAGGATGTAGTAAGGAATCCTGTACGGGTTGGGTCATACAAGTCCCAAGCGTAGGCAAAGATTAGGTTGTTACCGATAGGTGTAGACAGGTCAACACGAGTAACACCAGGATTACCATCAACGTTTGTGGTAGCCCATAGATACTTGTCGTACCCTGCTACGTCATAGACTGGCTGCTCTGATTCAAAGAGCAACGGGCCATAGGCAATAGATCCGTCTTGGTCTGAGACCTGTGCAATACGTAGACCGAGGCTAGTACCAATAGCCATATAGCCAAGGTAGTAATAGATTCTAAAGACTACTTCACCTACTGGTAGCTCAGCTGCTGTGATAGCAGATGTTAGAGTAGGCATAGCACCTGATGTGTTCAGGGTAAACTTGTAGATATTGGATTGGATACCTGAGTAGCCAGCAATGTAGATAGCAGAACCAGATGAGGTGATGCTAGTAAAGATATGATCTGGGTCGTTGTGGCTGTATACAGCAGTAGGCAGAACTGTTGCTGATGTAGCAAATTCATAAACCTTGTCGTTGACTGCCATAACGATACGCTCTTTGGTATATTCCATAACAGCGTTAGCTACTGTGATACCAGGCTTATCAAACATAAGGGTACCTGCGGTGCCAGATGTAGCGGTCAGCGCTTTCTTGAACACTTGAAGCTTGCCGCCGACGGCATCGTTAGTTACCCAATAAGCATAGACTCCGTCGTCGCATATAGCATATACACGGTCGTCAGTACCTGCGTTGTAGTCAATGAAGTGGACAAGTGTGCCGTCAGCTTCAATCTTATCTACGTCATACTCGTCCCATAAAAGGACAGCGTCTATATTGTTGTAACGGATAGAACGCATAATCTGGAACGGACGATCATTTGTTTGCAAGTTACCAGTAGTGATGTGCGTTGAATCCACATCGTTGAGCAGGGTTACTTGACCCTTCTCCCAGATATTGCAACCCTTAGACCAGGTGTACTGGAAGCGTAGTGATTCATCCTGTGCTGGCTCAAAGAACTTAATGCCTTGGCCATAGTGGAATGTAGACTGGCTACGTAGCCACCAACCTGTGAGCGTCTGCTCACCTGGTTCACGTGACATATCAACTTGGTTCTTACGGTACTGGGCTGTGACTCTACGATACGGAGTTTCGTCAGTATTGTTTAAGAAGAAAGGTTGAGCAGCAATAGCAATGTCATAGGCCATACCAGTAGCTGCATAGTTCTGACCACCTGCTGGGTTAGATAATGGATATGGTATTGGATCTGTTATGTCGGAACCGTAGGCCACGTTGTCTCCTTAGACTGCTGATTTTAGATAACGAACAATTACAATTCCAGATCCACCTGTACCACCAGTTCCTGATGAGTTACCTGCGTAACTACCACCACCACCAGATCCTGTATTAGTAACACCATTTGTGCCATTGCCAGCATAGATAGGTCCAGTATCTGGATTTACTGCGGTACCACCAGCACCACCACCGCCTACACCACCGCCACCACCAGAGCCACCGTAGTTGATTGCTCCACCAGCACCAAAGACGTTGTATCCACCACCACCACCACCACCTGCGTATGCACCGCTAGAACCAGTTGTTGTTGCAGTTGCCCAAGAAGAAAGAGTTAATCCTGCTCCACCGCTACCACCATTAGTTGCGGCAGAAGGTGTACCGTTTTGTGCTCCAGTTCCACCTATGGCTGTAGCACCACCACCTCCACCACCTCCGGCTGATGCACCACCACCGTTGTAACCTTCTACTGGGGTGTAGCCACCAGCGTTTCCAGCTCCGCCAGATCCGCTAGATGAACCGCTACCTCCGCCTGAACCGCCTGAGCCACCAACAGTTGAAGGTCCTGCTCCACGTCCACCACCTGTGGCGTTAAATGAACCAAGCACTGAGTTGCTACCGTTTGATCCTTGTGAGCCACCTGCTCCAATAGTTACAGCGTGACTAGCAACTGAAAAGTTTTGGCTTGTTAAATAGCGAACACCACCGGCTCCACCGCCACCACCCCAAGCAGCACCACCAGCACCTCCGCCGCCACCAGCTACTACCAAGATGTCCGCTGTTAATGCAAATCCTGAAACAGCCAGTGTTCCGTTACCAGTAAAGGTACGGTAAAAGTAAGTACTGTCAGATGTAAGAGTTCCGCCAGTAACAGTAGATCGCGGACGCGATGCTAAAATTCCTAGGATTGGACTCACGCTGATAGGTCTCCTACCACTGTAAAGGTGTTAGTTCCGGTGCAGATAATTGTTGCTGCTGAGAACTTTGTGCGAAGCTTGGTTCCAGTACCTGTAAAGGTTGCTGTACCGTCACCTTGAATAGTTGTCTGGCCGTCACCAATTTGCTGGACATTGACATAATCACCTGCAGCAAAGACTCCGTTAGGAATAGTTACTGTGTTAGCAGCAGCGTTGTTAAGAGTTACCAACTTGTCACGGTCACCGATAACTAGGTTGTAGTTTGTGCCAGTCTGTAGGTTAAAACCTAGTGTTGTCTTAGGTGTAGTAATTACTGGAGATGTCAGAGTCTTGTTAGTAAGTGTCTGAGTACCAGTAAGGGTTACATCACCTGTTGCTGGTGTTGCCCACTTGAGACCCTTTGGCTGTGCTGAGTCAGCGGTGAGTACCTGCCCGTCTGTTCCTACTACTAGACGTACTGGTGTGCTGGCAGCTGAGGCTGCAATGATGTCACCCTTAGCCGCTACGATAGTAGGCTGGATAGCAGTGTTGAAGTAATCAAGATCATTAGAGGTCATTACGTGACGAACCAGCGCACCTGAGTTATGTGAAATACCAGATGTACCAGAACGAGCACGAACGATTGTGAAGTTATCACCAGAGTTAGCAGTGATAAAGACAATCTCTTCGCTGGCTGTATCAGGGTCAATAGCAACTGTGAACTGATCTACGTTGCCAGCGGCAAGTGATACGCCGCCAAGAAGGGCGGCTGCAGTACCTGTTGCTACTGGCATTGTTGTCTGTGAGTTTGTGATACCAGCAGATAGTGTTGTCTCTACTGAGATGGAGGAGTATAGGCGGGTCATTGGTTTTCCTTATCGGCTGTAGTGGACACGGATTGGGAAGCGATCCTGAAGCTTTGTGGATTCTTCCTGAAGTCTCTGTTGGTATAGGGCAAAGATGTACTTAGATGCAGTAGCACCAGCAGTTGATGGCAACTTAGTATCGGCATTGTCTGCCTCTGCTGACATCAGATTGATACGACCTGTATCAAGATACGACAGCAATCTGTACGCAGCACCAAGGGTGACCACATCTCGTGAGGTTTCTGGTAGACCTGAGACAGTAGCAAAGTCATCATTACTGTTAGTGAGGCTATTTGGGATAATTGAATAGTAGACTTGAACTGTACGTCCAGGCACAACCTTGTCATAGATATTAACCACCTTGTTAGTGTTGAAGGCGCTGACGTTGGCCATACGATCTAGGCCCCAACGGTTTACTGGTAGCCATTCCTTAGAAGGGCCAGGTGTCTGCCAAGATATGTAGAGCACATCGCGTGCATCATCTGGTAGTGGGTATGCAATCTGTGCTGCGTTATATGGGAATGTCACTGACGATACACCGAACAACTTTGGATACAGGGAGTTGATGGTGTCGTTGAGAGCCTGCTGAATTGTCACCTTTGGGAATGTAGGTGTCAAAGTAATCTGTGCGTTCTCTGAGTGTGGGCTTGGTGTCGTACCCATATAGCCACGGCCAAAGCCGGGCATTACATTCAGTGTTAAGTTCTGTCGGTCAAAGCTGGAGATAAAGATAAGTTCATCGTCAATCTGGATAAGACCTTTAGCAAGGTTGTCTGCTTGACCAATCTTGATGCTGAGATCTGTAGTAGTAATTCCACCAGGGGTGGCAAGGTTGGTGATTCGGTCTTGTCGAAGTGAGTAACCTTGTAGGTTAGTCTGCACCTCTGACATCAGTTGACTTAGCGTTGGCATCTATTTTCCCTTGATAGAACTTGACGTTGCTCTGTAATCTTTCATCATCAGGTGTTATTGCTAACGCCTTCAGGCCGTGCTCTAGTGCTGTTGTAAAGTCCCCAAGTTGCCACGCACTGACTGCAACAAGATCATCTGCCATATGTGTCCAAGCCCATCCTTCAGCTAGGAACTCCATTGGCTTTTCAGTAAAGACCAGAGCCTGCTTTGCAACTAAGTTGCACTCGGCCCACTGCTTTTCTAGGTAGTAATAGTTAGCCAGAGCCAGCATTGACTCTCGGCACTGATACTCTTCTGTGGCTTTGAGGAACCACTCTTCTGCATTAGCAGGATCTGTTTTACCTAATATTCGGCAAGCTGCACTACGCTCTTGAGGAAAGATAGACTTCTCTAAGTACTTCTTGAGTGTCTCTGTCGCCTCATCAAAGCGTTGATAGTAGGTATACTCACGACCTAGGTAGTACAAGTTTCTGGCGTCAGGGTTTTCCTTGACTGCCATCTCTAGTAACGGTAGGTATTGCTTACGTGAGGTTTCCTTGTTCTGGTGATGGTGAATCTCAAAGCCAGTAATGCGCTCCTTGACTTCTTCACCTGCGCCGTACCACTGAGGTACTTCGTGGATAGGATAGTTCCACCTGATACCAAACCTGCGGTGTACCTTGAATCCATCGAACTCACTATCAGGTGTACCGTCTGCTTTGAATGCTTCAATACGGCGATACGTTGGTCGATCTATACCAGCGATGAAGGCTTCGTTCAAAGCCTCACGCCAGCCTGGTGCTAGCACTTCATCTACATCTAGTGCAATGCAGTAATCCACATCACTTGGTACTAGTAGTAGCGACGCATTCCTTGCATCATCGAACCTAAACGGATTGAGAGCAATTTGATGAACCGTGATTCCAAGACTACGTGCCAACTCAACTGTGTTGTCTGTTGATCCTGTATCTGTGAGGATGTGGTAGTTTGCGTCTCTAGTAGACTCATACCACCGTTCAACGTGCTTCTCCTCGTTCTTACATATAGTATATATTGCTATCTTCATCCTTAAAGGATAGCAGTAATCTCTTCTCCGGTTAGGCCTAGCGCTGCCAGTTTTGCCTGAGCAGATAACTTAGCATCTGCCTTGGCAGCCTCCGCTGCCTCACGCTCTGCTTTCTCAATGGCTGCGTTCTGTGCATCAACTGCACGCTGTTCAATCTCTTCAGGCGTCAGGTCCACATAAGTCTGTGTACCCTTTTCAAGATCTACGATTAACTTCTTATCAGCCATCTTATTCTCCCATAATGATTACGTGTGAAGCATCTGAGCAAGACCAACGACAGGTCTCTTCATCTAGTGTTATTAGGTCTGGGTGGCAATCAGGCTTTGGTGCGATGAACGCATCACGTGCCTCGTCATACTTGTACCCAATACCTGCAAAGTTCTTACGGATGTTTCCGTTGTAGCTGGTCTTAATCCAGCGACCACCAAGGTTCTCGATTAGCCAATCGTAACCCTCGTTAGGATCACTGTTGTTTCCTACTAGAACTCGGAGAACTGTGTTATCTCCATCTACTTCTGCCCAATGACTAATTTTGGTTTCTCCATTCAACTAAAAGTTTAGCGTTTTTAGATGCGTTACACTTGAAGCATAACGTCATTATGTTTCCCACCGAATGATTTCCACCACGAGATATTGGGATAATATGATCGAGGCTTTGATTCTCCGTTGACCCACATTTGAAGCAAGGAGAGTTGTATATCCTGCGGAGTTCCTTATCTAGTATTAGATATTTCTTCTCTGCAAGAATCTTATTTCTTACACGCTGCCTAGCATTCTTACTAGGCCTGTACTTTTCTTTATTCTTTTGTCTTGACTCTCGCTCTATCTCAAGCCTACGTTCGTAGTTGTCTTGACGATATTGCCTAGCCCATTCTATATTGTAATCTTTATTAGCTTCGTAGTCTTTCTTATGCCGGAGTTTTTCACAAGACTTGCAACGTGCGTTAAGGCCAGACTTGACCTTGTTGCACGCAGAGTACTGGCTAAGGGGTTGATCCCTTTTGCAAGTACTACAAGCCTTCATTCATATCTCCTTTATACTGCGTATCTAATAATGATAATGCCTGAACCGCCATTGCCGCCTGAAGCTACAGTGCTTCCACTCCACGATGCTCCGCCGCCAGAACCGGTGTTAGTTGTTCCAGAAATACCTGCAGCGCTAATGGATGGCCCTGCGTTTCCTCCGCCACCTGCGCCGCCATTTCCTGGTGTACCCCCATTATAGAGTGCACCACCTCCACCACCAGCGTAGTAATTGCTAACGCCAGTATTAGTAGCTGATGCAAAAGCAGAAATTGCTACGCCCGCACCACCTGCGCCTCCTGCAGAACCACTTGGGTTTGCAGTGCCTACTGCACCAGCACCACCACCACCTGCGGATGGATAGTTTGGTGCTGTTGGGTTAGCAGTACCACCGGCATAGCCTTCATTAGTTGTGCGAGCACCGCCAGTTACGTTATTAGCAGCGCCACCACCACCGGAACCACCTGATAGTGCAGCACCGCTAGTGCCTCCACCACCACCGCCACCAGTAGTTGATACTGTTGATACGGATGAAGCTGTTCCTGATGTGCCTCGGTTTTCTCCACCTGCTGCACCGCCTGAGCCACCTGAGCCAATAGTTACTGCGTATGCTGTACCGGAAGCAAATGAAATTGCAGACTCTAGTGAACCACCACCGCCTGTAGCAGTTACAGTTGAGCGAAGGCCACCAGCTCCGCCTCCACCGCCGTTACCAGATCCACCTCCGCCGCCTCCAGCGACTACTAGGTAATCACAGCTAAGTCCTACCTGTGGAGTAAAAGTTCCGTTGCTAAGGAATGCGTGGTACCAGTATGTGCCATCAGTTGCAATGACGTTACCGCCGCTAGCCTTTGGTGCAATAGCAGGTGTAGTGCCGAGTTTGGCTACGCCGTACAAGCTGAAGGTAGATCCGATTGCAAAGACAGAATAAGGATTTAACCGTAGGCTTGTAATAGCTGCAGTGCTAGACCATAGCCCAGCGGATAGACGCATACCAGTATTGGTAGCGTTTGATTCTGCCACACCATCAATACTAAAAGACTTAAAAGTACTGGATGTGTAGTTAGGTATGTAGATTTCTACGTTGCTAAATGTGTTTGCCGTATCAGAACCCATATCAATAACGTTAAACATAGAAGTATCTGAATAAGATGCCACGTTTGAACCGTTGCCGAATATGCTTCGTTGAGTAATATTTGTGCTCAACCCGTTAGGCAAAATGGTAAATGAATACCCATTCCAGTTGGCACCTGCTGTTGATGTATCTCTAGCAGACATTACTAACTTCAGATCAGTGTAACCAGTCTGAGGAATGTTATCGAAGGTAACAGATGTAGCTGTAGCATTGAGTTCAATACGGTCTAAGAGTACGTAGTTATTTGGCATTTACTTTTCCTTATCTCGCATAACGAACTATGACTACGCCTGAGCCGCCGTTGCCAATTTTTGCATAACTGACTCCTGAGCCACCGCCACCTGAACCGGTATTGATTGTTCCTACGGTTGCGCTGTCTGCTCCGCCATTTGTGCCAGTTCCACCGCCACCAGAACCGCCAGCTCCACCAGTGGTAGAAGCACCGCCTCCGCCACCGCCAGCAAAGTAGTAACTTGATGAAACAAGTTGACCAAATCCAGAAGCTGCACCAATGGCATTAATAAAAGATGACGTTGTTCCAATGCCACCAGTTCCTCCAGCAGTACCAGAACCCGCACCACCATTGGCAGCTGAACCTGCACCACCGCCTGCGGCAGAACCAGAACCTGATCCGCCAGTATATGTAATACCCGCAGCTCCACCAGTAAGAGGTGCTACTCCTCCGTACCCACCAGCGCCAGAAAGAACAGCGCCAAGAGATGAAGCAGCTCCAGCAGATCCATTTGCAGCGTTAGTAACTGTTCCAGCTCCGCCTGCACCAACCGTTACTGTGTAATTTGTCGCGGTCAAACTTGATCCAGTTGAAACTGCAACTTGTCCTGCTCCTCCGCCTGGTCCCCAAGAAACTCCTGATGTTCCACCAGATGATCCACCACCACCACCAACTACCAGTAGATCAGCACTAATTGACTGTGTTGGTGTGAATGTACCGCTGCCTGCAAAGACGTGGTAAAAGTAAGAAGAATCTGAGTAGATAGTTCCACCAGTTGCCTTGGCTCCTACTGAAGTTGCGGCTACGCCATAGATTGAAAAGGTTGTTCCTGCAGTAAATGTACTAGAGCCTGTGATAATTTGAATTGAAGTAATTGCAGCCGTTGAGCGCCACATACCTACTATAGCAGCAGTACCGTTTGCCGCATTGTTTGCTCGACTCAATACCGTCTTGTTGGTAGTTGTGTTGGAATAGTTTTGTACTTTTACAAGCATATTTGTTGCGTATACAGAATCAAAATAACCAAAGTAGTTTAACAATATACTGGAAGTGTTGCTGCCTCTTCCAGAAGATGCCGCAGATCCGCTTCCCGTTAAATATGTGTAAGAATAGTTTGTAGCCGTATCCGAATTAAATTGAATTAAAGCGTTATTGGTACCCGATGTTGTTGACCCGTTGATAACTATTTCAAGATCAGTGTAGCCTTGCGGAATAGAAGTGAAAGTTACTGACGATGCAGCGGTACCAAGAGTCTGGGTAGCAAGAGCGACGTATGTATTAGTTGCCATTATTTAACTCCGAACAGTGCAAATTGAGTTCCAGATACAAGGCTTCCTGCCCCAGCTTGAGGCGTAAAAGTTATTGAATTTATTGCTGTTGATGAATTATACCAAGCACCACTATAATAAATTACATACCCTGAGCCATTATTATCTACACCTGTTAATGCTCTAAATGTTTTATTTTTTGATGTGCTTGCGTAGTCAAGTATGTCAATAATATTTACAGCAAAAACTCCTGAAGTTTGAGTAGGGCTTGAATCAACTCCAATAGTAATTGCTGTTGTTGATGCTACTGCACCTGCTGATACACTTCCTCCATCAGCAAGCAATCTATGCCAAGAGTAGTTTGATCCAGAGTCACCATTAACTGTAGCTAATAAATCATTAAAGTTACCAGAAGAAGTTCTAGTAATTGCACGAATCTGAAGATGCTTATATCCAGTAGGAATACCGGAAAATGTTACAGATGCAGTTGTAGCACTGAGAGTTACGGTAGCCAAAGCATCGAAGGCACCAGTAGGTGACCAAGGATTCCACGTGGTGTTACCAGCAAGCATATCGTAATAACGGGTAAGGCTTTTGAACCCACCCGCATTCGATAACTTAAAGATATGGTTTTCAGAAGCCACTAGGAGATCCTCTCAGAATAAAATTGGAGATACTCGATTGCCTTAGCCATACGATCTGTATCCTCTCCAAGAAATCCGATTGCTACGTTACAGTTTTGACAAAGCAAAGCTCGCACCGCACCTGTTGTGTGGTCGTGATCTACTGCCAAAAACCTTCCAGTAGAACAAGGCTTGTCACAAATGGCGCATACGTTGTTTTGTTTTGCAAGCATTTTTTCATACTGTTCGATTGTTATGCCATACTTCTTTTTATAATTAACTTCTCTGGCTATTCTTGCTACTTTTTCTTTATTGTTTCTTTGCCAGTTCGAGGCGTGCATTCTTTTCTTCTCAAGATAATCATCCGATTTTGGCCTTGATTTTCTCAAAGTGTATTCGTGCTGCAAATAACACGGATAACATTTGCGACCCTTAAATTTAATTGAGTCTTTTTCTGCTCCGCACGTTACGCATCCTTTAGAATTCATTAAGTTAATTCTACCCCGGATATACTAAAATTGATGCTGGTAGCAGAAGCTCCACCCTGGATTGTCTGAGTAGTAGCAAGTACCTGCTTGAGTGGAATAACAGTTGTGTCGTATGCACCAACGGTTACTGTCTCAGCAATCTTGGTACCGCCAAGGGACAAGGTAAATGATCCGACAGCACCAGCTGTGTTGGCTACTAGAATGTCAGTGACAACAGTTGTTGTTGACGCTGGCACTGTATACAACGTAGTAGTTACAGTCGTTGATGCGGCACCTCTGAAAAGAGCCTTAGATGTTTGTGGCATTAGTTATCTCCTAGTAAGCGCCGATGATGACCATAGTAAAATCTGATGGGCCTGTTGCTCCCGTAGCACCAGTAGCACCTGTTGGACCAGTGGCACCTGTAGCACCTGCTGGGCCAGTTGGACCTGTAGGACCAGGCACAGTCGATGCTGCTCCAGTGGCTCCTGTAGGCCCTGTAGGGCCTGTATCTCCCGTAGGTCCTGTTGGTCCAGGTACGGTGCTTGCGGCTCCCGTAGGCCCCGTAGGACCCGTATCGCCTGTACTTCCTGTCGGTCCTGTCGGACCAGTTGCACCAGTAGGTCCTGCAGGTCCTGTTGGTCCTACTGCTCCTGCTGGGCCGATAGGCCCTGTGTCTCCTGTTGGTCCTGTGGCTCCAGTAGATCCGGTGGCACCAGTTGGTCCAGTATCGCCAGTAGCTCCGGTAGCGCCAGTTGGCCCTGTCGGTCCTGTAGCTCCTGTGCTTCCTGTATCACCTGTAGGTCCAGTCGCTCCTGTGGCACCTGTTGCTCCTGTCGGTCCTTGCGGTCCTACTGGACCTGTGCTACCTGTTGGTCCCGCTGGCCCTGTTGGACCAGTGTTACCTGTACCGCCTTGCGGTCCTTGGTCTGCTGAAAAGATTACGGAAGTCTGCGGTTGAGCAGATTCAATAATTACGATTGTCTCTGGCATTAGACCGTCACCCCTGCTGTTACTAGGAACTTACCTTCTAAAAGTCTTGTGGTTGTGCCTGCATACAGCATTAGATCATAAACGTAATTCTCTGGGCTGATGTTTGTCTCGCTTGCACTAAAGGTAACTGTCACCGTAGCTGCGTTAACATCAATGACAATCTTGCCATTTGCTGTAGTAGCAAGAAGAGTAGTTGTACTAGAACCTGTGAATGGGCGTACAGTCATAGTTGCTGTGTAGCCGTCAAGGTCCCAGTTGACTCCGTCAGTCTGTGGACGGAACTGAAAATTAAATGTTGTAGCCTGTGGGCAAACTAAGTTATAGGTTGCTGTCATTAGACAAGCACCTCACGAAGAGCCGCTGCTGGCTCAAGCTGTGTAGTACCAGCGATAGCATTGCAGACACCTGCAATATCTAACCACTGGGATCTATCTGTTACACCGTTGATAAGGTTAAGTACACCTACTAGGTCTGTGACTGTTCCAAGTGATACTGACTTAGCCGCAGCCCAAGCCTGTGCTGCACCTGCCTGATCGAGATAATCCTCACGAGCAGGGTAGGTGCCACCGTTTGCTAGACGATTAAGTTCGTCGTTGAGTGTTGACCCATATATTCCTAATGACACCTAAACCCCGTTTCGTTATTAAGCTTCTGACTTTTCAGTTAGTTCGTTCTTCCAGGTCATCTCACCCTTGCCAGCGCCTGTCTGAAGATCATCGTATGTTGCGTATCCGCAACCGCAATTTGCACAAATTTTATTTGCCTGCTTTCTTTAGATATTTGATTGCTTTCTTTAATGTTTCCACACTATCTTTAGAATGACCTAGCATTAAATTGCAATCTCTGCAAAGGATTCCTCTTACGCATTTACCACAGGATTTACTGCCTGGGCAACAAGCGTGGTCGTGATCCACTACTAGGCCATATCTTGTAATTGTGAAATCATAAACATCATCAAGACCTTTTTCACAGACTCCGCATTTACCATCTTGCTTAGCAACAAGTGCAGCCAGATCTTCAATACGTAATTTGTATAACCGGTATAGATGTTCTTTGTAATTTACTTCTCTTGCCTTGGCTTTAATCTCAGGTTTCTTGCGATGCTCCGAGTCGTACTTGCTTTTGCAGGACTTGCACCAAGGCGTTCCTTTTGAAAAAGCTTGTATGCTTTTTTCTACCTTACATTTAGCACAAAGTTTCATACACTAATTGTAAGACATTGAGCACACATTACTTGCCTCCTGATTTCTTGCCACCAGAAAAGCTTGGCTTTGATCCTGATGTTGTTACTGGTACTCCACCACCAACAGGCATAGAGGCAGGGATTCCAGCCTTGTTCACTCTGTCGAATGGTACGAAGTCAGTTGACTGTGACTTATCTGCCATTTGTTTCTCCTTGTTTATAGTGCGTTACCATCAAAGGCAACACCTGTATCGTTTGATAACCGGACTGCCGCTTGAATATCTTTTGTCTTTGTTGATACTGGTTCGATACCCTGACGCAAAGCGTCGTAGTAGGAACCCAACTCCTTATCGTGTGCCTTGGCACTCATTACTCCATCGTGGCGTGCATCGCCTCGACTGAGTTCTAGTGTTCCCAGCTTGCACCCGAAGCATCCTTCAACAAACTCTGGGTGGACTTGCCTGCGGTGTAATGTCATATGATTGGCTCCACATAATCTCCGTAGCCTGCTGCAATTAGAATTGCTGCCTGCTCATCTGTTATCTCTTGTGTATGCCCACCTAAGATGTACCAGTCTGCATCATATAAATCGTTCTGATATGGATACATAGTTGCTTCAACGCTAGATCCGTTGACAATCAAAGTAACGCCACGTGCGATATCAGTCAGGTAAGGGTTAATCTCACCTGTGTATGTACCACCTGTAATGGGACGACCTGATAGACGTGAGTACTTATCTGGCCACGCTTTGCCTGCACCCCAAGTCTGATACTCCCAAGGTGTTGTTGCTTGATATGCCATTAGTTCTCCTTAGTGAACTTACTCAGTGGCAGTAGGAATATGACCGTACGAAACGGGTTCACCTACTGCCACCGCGTCAATCAACTACTGATTAACCGTTTGTTGCTGCTGTCTCAATGCGGTAGAGTGCTGCCTGACGGAGAAGGTTGAATCCTCCGAAATAGTACCAACCGATTGTGTGGTAGCGACGCAATGCGTCAATCTGTGGACCGACAACTGTTGAGATGTCCTGTCCCTGTGCTTCAGCAAGCGCTTCACGACCAGCGATAACAGCCTTGTAGACGTTAACGGAACCTGAGTTAGCTGCGAAAGGTACACGTGGTGTCTCGACGACGAATGCGCCTTCGATAACTCCGACTGCGCCAGCCACGAATGGTGTGCGGTCTGTGTACTTTGAGAGGTCCTGGAATCCACCAGTACCTGTTTCAGCGCGGAGATCCGCTGTCTGACGTGGGTGTAGGTATGCTGCGTAGAGTTCGCCAATGCGTGGAAGCGCCTTGTTTGTGCGAAGTTCTGTAACAGCCTCACGGATGTCCTGAACGCTCATCTTCATTGCTGAAGTGATTGTGTTGGTTGTTGTTGCTGTGCCTGCATAGATTACGTTTGAACCTGATGTAAGGACACCTGCAACTACAGCATCAATAGAGTCTGCTGCGTTGTAAGCGATGATGTCAGCAAGTGCTGCGTCAACATCGTTGAAAGAAGTCATATTGAGCTTCTTTGTTGTTGTTACCGCTGAACCATATTCGTTAAGTGTAACGGTGATCTGGTTAGGGTTTCCGAGAGCGATTGAAGATACATCTGATGCTTCTGTCAAAGTCGTTGTCGCCTGAGCGAGGTCTGAGTAGATTGAGAATACAACTGATGAACCTGGCATCGCCTGCTGTACCGGCTTGACATCTGCAAGAGCGCGCATTACTGGAATGCTACGAAGTGCCATACGAACGTACTGATCGTACGCTGTTTGCACCAAGTTGCTAATAGCGGATGTACCGGTGAGTGTTCCACCTGGAATTGCCATTTAGGTTGTGCCTTTCGGTTGTTGGTTAGAGTCCAGACTGGCGAATTACTTCGTCAAGTTCTTCTTTAGAATTAGCAGATAACAGGCGACGCATAATGTCATCTGAAGCGTCAGGCGTAATGCCCTGCTCAGTAACGTTATTCATCTTCTGGTATGCTGCTGCTTGCGCTGGATCAACGCTAGCCTGGTTGGATTCAGTGGTTGAGTATCCGAAAACGTCTCCGTTATCGTCCAACCACTTAGACAGTGACTCCTCAGTTGGGTCAATGTCCGACGGAATAAATTTAGCAATTTTGCTATTTACTCCACGAGATTCGAGGGCGTCTTTGATAGCCCGTTCTCTGTTAGCTTTGGATATAGATTCAAACTGGGAACGAAGTTCCTGTAGTTCTTTATCCTTTTGCTTTGCTGCTTTACGCAGTTGTTTGACGAGATCATTCCCGTTATCACTTGTAGTGATATCGTCTTCGTCGTCCTCGTACTCGAAATTGGACATAGTCCATCTCCCATTCATTTTAGTTGAATCGCAGACCACACATAGACTTGGGGTTTGTCTATGCGGCTTCTACTACCGGTCTTAAAGTTCACTCCTTGGAAGCCGGTCTTTCCCAAGGTAGGCTTAGTTAGTAGGAACCGAACCCTGACTGGGTGTTCCCATAGTTAGAAGCACGGTCACGCCCAAGCGCACCGACTCCTGATGATCCGCTAAAAGATGCGGTCTCAAGCGCACTTAACTTCTTGCGCTTCTTCGCAGCCTCTGCTGCACCTGATGTGTTAAATACTTCGGCTTCAGCCTGTGACTGACCGTATGTGCCTTCTCCATAGATAGCAGCAAGTTCAGAACCGCGTGGCGCAATTTGTGCTACATCTGCATAGCCTGCCTGCGCGGCAGCCTTGGTAACACCAAGACCTGCAAGTTCCTCAGCGCGTGTAACGCCAGCTGTGAGACCCTGAGCAAGTGCTGCTCCGCCAATCTCGGCAGCGGCAACCTTACGCTGGATTTCCTTAAGAGCGTTCTTTGGATCTAATACATAACCCAAGATGTCTCCATCTGAAATACCTGGGTAAAACGCCTTGAGAGCCTGTGCCACTTCTGGGTTGGCGTTAAGTACTCGGTCCTTAGCCTGGAAGATTCTGTCTTCAAGTTCCGTGTTTGACACATCGTTCTCAAGTAACTTCTGAAATCCTACCTGAGTGCCAAGTGAATCCTTTGCGTAGTAAGACTCTGGCAAACCATAGTTACGCATAACTTCTTGGTACTTATCTTCCATACCAAGGTACGCGCTTTCGCTTAAAGCCTTGAGTCCTTTGGCAACGCGTCCTGCGTTGGCAGCGAATCGCTTCTTGTAAGCATCTGTCTCACGAAGGCGAAGTGTGAACTCTTCTCCTGAGATGCCATCGCGCACAAAGTCACGCAGTGGCTCTACTAGGGAACCAAGTCCATAGCTAGCAAACTCTGCATACATCAAGTCAAATGCTGACTGGCTTGAACGCTTGGCTGTGTCAAATGCGTCTTCCTTGTTACCAAGGTAGCCCACGTATGCTGCGTAGGCAGCAGGATCTGCGAACACAGTTCCATCCGGTGCAATAAGCTTGGCTGGGTTTCCATCACCAGTTGATTTCTTTTCTGGCGCTACTGGGTTAGGTGTTTCAACGCCAGCATTTTCAGAACCGTATAACACGCCAGATTCACGTAGCAATTCATCTGTTGTAGCAGCCGCTACGACTGGCGCAAGCACTCCTTGATTCTCTGAACCGTACAACTTACCTGACTCACGGTTGCGTTCCGTAGGAGTAGTCTTTGACCGCTTCTTTGTTGTAGCCATAATTACCCCTGTAGTCCAAAGTCACGAAGAACCTGCATAGTTGCGCCAGCAACTTCTTTGCGAGCCTTCTCGGTGTACTGCCAGCGTGGGTCCTTGCGTAGTTCACGCTCAAAGTCGTAGATAGATTTGGTACCAACTGCTCCATCGGGCATTGTATATGAAAGAGCGCCACGAATCTTCGGATCGAACAAGTCAATGCTTGTTGCGGGTACCTCAAGGATGTCGCTCATTGACTGGATATAAGGATCAGCCAAAGTCTTAAGGTTAATGCCACCCTTAATCTTGTCAGCAAGTGAAGGGAAGGCATTTGCTGCTGACTCACGTACTGTGTTGATAGCAGTGTTCTCGTCAATTACTCCGGCAACAATCTGGTTAGCGTAAGCAGTAGCTGCATCGTCTGATAGACGAAGACCGTTATTGCCAGCGAACTCCTTGAGTGCAATGAAGTACTTGCCTGAAGGTCCCTCTGGGATATTAAGAGCGTTAGTTACTTGGTTTCCACCAAGAAGGTTGGTCTTAAGTTTGTCAGATAGCCAAGTAGTAGGATCTGCACCTTCTGCTGTTAAGTACTCAGTACTAATCAGTTGACCCTTTTTGTATGTGGTCTTAACTGTAGTCTTAGACTTGCCAGACTTGTCCTTGTACTGAGCAAGTACCTGCGGTGTCCATTCGGCTAATTCTGTCTCAGATGCGTCACGACCATAATACTTTTGGAAAGCGTCGTTAACTTTTTCGGCAATAGCCTCGTTATCAGGTATGCGAGAAGAAGTCTGTGTTGTTGTATAAGTACCAGACTTAAGCGGCTTGTTTTCTGTTGTGCTTTTGGGATCTGCATCTTTTTCCATTGCAGCAATTTGAGCATCGGTAAAGCCTTGAGTTTTAAGGTAGGCCTTGAGTGCCTCTGAATATGCCATTACTTCTTCTCCTTAGAAACTTCCGCCTTTGGCGTTAAGTACTTATCATAGATAAGGTCTTGTGATAGAAAACGATCATAGACGTAAGCAAAACCCATCTTGTCGTCATTCTTCAACTTGTTAACCATAACGTCGTAGAACACTTTAAGATCCTGATTAGCCTTGGCTTCAATAGATTTAACGTCACGAAGCTTGAGTTCTTCCACCATAATCTTGCGGAACTCTAGGTAGGTCTTGACTGACTTCCAGGTAGGGTTGTCGTTATTCTTTTCGATAAACTTCTTATCGTCCATAATCTTGCCCAAGCCTTGGATAACTCGGTTTGTCTTAGATCCGTCAGAATCCAAGTAATCGTCGTACCAAGCTGTTGACTTGAACTGACCAGTCTTAGGGTCAACAACTGGCTCGCCTTCAGCGTTAGTCTGAATAGCCAACTTCTGAATCATTGCTGCTTTCATTGTGGCTAAGTCTTCAGCGCCTTTTTCCTGTACAGATGAAAGGCCACGGTTCTTTAGTTCGTCATCAACAATGTCCATTAACTGGTTGTACTTAATCCAGCCCTTTTCTGCATCTGTCTTACGCTGCGCTTCAGCAGGTGACTGAGATGAAAGGAATTTGTCAGGTGAATCTGGTGCTACCTGCTTGTTGTACAAGTAGTTGTACGATGCCTGTGAGAAGTCGTAACCGTTCGGATCATTGGCAATAAGGCCAACAAGCTTTGGTTCAATCTTGACTAGGTCGGCTACCAAGCCTGAGTGCTCTTTAAGGTTTTGGACTGTAGCCAAAGATGACTGGACACCAGTAGGGTTCTTTGACAAGGTTGTTGTAAAGTCAAAGAAGTCTGGGTAGTCATTAAGAAACTTAGCGTCTGCGTTGATACCGTAGATACGACGATACTCACGAGCCTTATCAAGATAGAACTTGTAAGGGCTGTTGAACTGTGGAGCAAACGGCATAAGAAGGTTAGCAGCAGAACGCATATTCCAATACTGCTTAGTCATCTTCATAATCTTGTTGCCATCTACCTTGTCGCCAAGACCGGCTTCTCTCATCTTCTGCTTTTCTGTTTCGTAGATGAGTTGGTAGGTACGAGCAAACTGTGGATCTGATTGACCAGCAGCCTTGGTAAGTTGCTTCTGCAACCAAGAAGGTAACAAGCCAGCAGCGGCGTTCTTGTATGTACCAAAAGGTAGCGCCCACTTGAAAGACTCTTCTAGGCTTGGCTGATCCTTAACAATCTCAGAAATTGGGATTGCTACGTAAGGCCCAACTGGAAGTATGTCGCTTGCAAAGTTTGGGTTGCCCTTGTTGAACAAAGCATCCATACCGCCTTGGAAGATAATGTCCAAAGATCCCTTTGGGATACCAATAGTAGTCAATGAGTTAAGACCAGGAATCTTGGTAAGACCCTTTGGTGCTTCAAACCACATAATGTCGTTACCTGTGGTCTGGCCAGCAGGAACTGGATTACCTTCGTAATCTGTTACCAAGCCAGCACGGTTAGGCGCTTGCCAGATATTGTAGGCACGGTTAGCAATAGCGGGATTAGCTGCTACCAACTTAAGCCAAGTTTTGTAAGAGTTCTCTTGTGCAGAAAAGAATGGGCTGATGTACTTCATAGCAGCAGCAAGGTTGCTGCGACGCTCAATGTTAAACAGTACGTTCTTCATATTGCGAAGTGCTACCTTGTGAGCAACAGCCATAGCCTTAGCCTGCTCTTCAGCAGTAAGGCGACCATCGTCTTTAAGACCAGCAATTACGTTTACTCGACGCTCTACTTCTTCACGATAGTAGTGACGGTAGAGTGGGCTACGCGCCCAAGCATCTTCAGGCATAGTGCCGAGCAACTTAAACGCTCCGTTGATAGCCTTTTTGATGTGCTTGTCAGATGCGTTAAAGACTGCATCTTCTAGCAAGTGACCGTGGATTACTGGTAGGTCTGATGGATCTTGAAAAGTTGTACGCAGGTCGTCTGCTGTCAACTCGCGCATCTTGCCGCGAAGACCGGACTCTACTGGTAGGTACTGGTCTAAGAAGTTGTTAATACGTGTGACGTACTCAGCTGCGTCGCCCGATGGAATGCTTAATTCTTTACGAAGCTCACGACCCTTTGGCGAACTAACAAGCCAGTCTGTAATATCTTCTAGTGACTTGCCTTCTGTAATCTGGCGAACAACTGCTGAGTTACCAAACTGCTGGCGCATAGTCTGCGCCCACTGGTCAAAGTAGCCCTTGTCTGTAGGGCGAATAGCCTGAATACCTTTAGATGCAACTGTGCGTGCATACATATCTGAGTTGCTGTCAACCATACGCTCAAATGAATTACCAGATGAGGCAATGCGACGGAACATATCACCGAGTGGGCCACCAAAAGCATCGTCGAGAATATACTTCTCGCCGTCTGCTGTGACAACCTCAAATGATCCAGTGCCAATACGCTGCTTAGGTGTTGCCTTCTTGCTACGAGCAAGGACACCTGCGTTGTGGTTGTAGATGTCTAGTTTCTCAGCACGTAGCTGACGCATAGTATTAAGTTCTGTGGCAAGTTCAGCGTCGTCTGGGTACAAAGAAACCTTTGCTTCTAACTCACCAATCTTTGCCTTGAGCAAATCAAGACTTGCAACTAACTTAGTAGACTGTTCGTTAATCTCAGCGAATGTGCGGCCTGAATCAATCTTGCGGTAACGGTCAACAAGGCGTGCTGGCTCTTTAACTGTATTGTAGACAAAGTTCTTAAGACCAGGGCCAAGGCTACCAAGAGAGTTCAAAGCGCCTACTGCTGAGATCATACGAAGCTGTGAGTCAACACCGTTACGAATTGTGTAACCAAGGCGAAGCAATGCTCCAGCCTTGAATGCATCCTGCATAACATCTGCATAGTGAATGCCCTTGTCCATACCTTTACCGAATGTCGCCAAGATAGTCTTGCCGTCACGCTTGAGAATCTTATTCATCAAAGCAAAGTCCATTACAGGAAGGTAGTCAGCCAACTGTGATTCAAGCTGGGGAACCTTAAGGATTGACTCATTTATGTCAACCATATAGCCCTTGTCTTGAATAGACTTCATAGCAGAGGTGCGAGCACCTGTGTAGCCGTTGTAAATCTTAGTGGCTTTTTCTTCGTCAATGCCGTATTTAGCACACAGGTCACGGAAAATCTTGCTTTCCATATTTTGTGTAACAAGGTTGCGCTGTGCTGGAGTTGAAGCACCCATATAAGAATCAAGCAACTGGCGTGATTGCTCTGGTGTGTAGCCAAGCAACTTCTGTGTCTGATTTACGGTAGCAAGAATTTCTTTGTATGAGTCTGCGTCATTAAAATCTACAAGGCCAGCAGGACGTTCTGCCTGTAGCCAAGATACCTTTTGATATAAACGGTGAAATGGTGTTGGCTGATAAACCTCAACCTTTGCAGAACCTACAGATTTATCGTAGAACTTAGTAGCACGACCCTGAGCGATAAGGTCTTCAACACCTTGACCGAGCTTGCCGGTAGTACGTGTAAGAGATCCGCCGCCTTCTCCAAGACCCATCAATTTAGCAAAATATTGATCTGATTGAGCAAGAGCCTTGTAGTTGTCTTCGGCTTCTTTAATAACAGCAGGGTTGTCGTTAAGGAATGGAATCATTCCAGTTCCGTCTGGTGCTGCAAACAACTTGTATTCATCTACTGCGCTGAGGTCGCCACGAGCAGCCTTCAAAGCGTCAGTAATATCTGCACGAGCAAAAGCCAATTCGTCCATAGCAGCAGGATCACCGAGTGCCGAACGCAATACTAGGGATGTCTCGTCAACCGTCTTAGACTGACCAAGCATATAAGCCAAGAGTCCAGGCTGTGAAGAAGACTTCACCATTGGGTGGCTAATAGCGTAGGCTGAATCGTTAGCAGTAAAGTCATCAAGCACTTTAGTAAAGCGGTTCTTCACGCCGTACTGAGCCATTGTAATATCTTCAGCGGCCTTTGCTACAACGTCTGCATTCTTGAGAGTACCGACACCATATTGAGATGCCTTAAGAACTTTGCCAGCTTTACCAGCAGCAAGTGTGACATCGCCAAAGAACTGAATGCCTAAATCAATAGCACCTGATGAGTACTTGCCCCACGCAGACTTGTTAAATGCAGCCTCGCGTTGAGCAGGATCATAGATGTTAAACTTTGGGTCATAAACATTGCGACCAGCGCCGACTATTGCCTGACCAAATGAAATATCCTGAGCGCCTTTGTAGGCTTTGCGCCATACGTTAGGGTCAAAGAATGCCAACTGATTTGTCTTGTTGATTTCCCCCTGAACCAAAGCTACAGTTGTAGCAGGTTCACGAATGTATTCTTGGTTAATCTCGTTAATCTTCTCAAATGTAGAAGAAACGCCAGGTACCTTCATAATGGCACCACCGGCAGAAGCCAATGGCTTAACTACTCGTGACGTTGCATCTTCACCAGCAGACTTAAAGGTGTTGATAAATCCGTTGTATTCCTTGTCATCATTCCAAGGAGCAGTGGCTACGTCCCACGCAAAACGTGCTGGAGCGGTTGCTGCACCAAAAACTTCGCCAGTAAATTTAGCGCCGTTCTTAGTTACTGTAGTTGCTACCTCACCAATTCGATTCCATAAGCTCACGAATAGTCTCTTAACTTGCGGATAGCCGCACGTGTCTCAGGAGATGTAGATGAAAGACCTGCAACGTAAGCCAATACTGGCATATACTCAGCAATCTTCGCACGAAAGTTATTGTCATCAGGCTGCTGCATCATAAGTGCATCAGATCCCGGGCCATCGCCTTGGTCAATACCAGCTGTTACTGGCTCATCTGGGCGCTGTGTTGGGTCGTATAGACCTGGTGTTGGTGTTGAAACACGTGGTGCTTCTGAAAGCATAGGTGACTTCTGTGCTGTTGCAAGTGGAGCACCGCTCTTGGCTGCGTTATAGGCAGCCTTGTCACCGTAACCGGTTGACTGCACTTCAAGATCAGTGCGCTTTGCAAACTTGCCAGGACCTGATACACCCTGCATAGGGTTAGTAGCGTCTTCAAGCGCCATCTGTATCCTCCTGTATTGTTTCTAAATCTTGTGCAAACTCGTCCCAGATCTTATTGACCTTGGTAGTACGGTTTGAATGATAAATTGATAATTCCAAAAGCGATTCAAATAATGTCGCTACAACTTGGCTAATGTTGTATAGGAACTCAGCCACTATTACTAACCCGTCGGTGGGGCGTACCGGACGTGGTACGTCTTTATGATCGTGATTCACGTCCGGCCTCCCATCTAAAGTTATTTACTTCTTTACCTTCTTGCCTGGACGAGCTGCTCCAGCGTATGGCTGCTCAACTTTTCCACCTGTTACCTTTGCTCCTGCGCCTGATGCGCCGTGAATTGGCTTTGACATTGGTGCTGGTGCTTGTGATCCCTTGTTCATATTTCACCCCCTTAGAGTTATGCCGCGCCGCCGATTGAAGCGAGCAATGATGCAATATCTGGTTTTCCTTGTGGACCGCCAGAAGCAGGGGCTGCACCGCCAGGTTGTTCCATACTTGGCTGCGAGGCAGAGGCGGGAGCCATACCTGCTACTGGTGGTTGAGGTGCCATTGCTGGCATCTCAGGTTGAGGTTCTGGCGTAAACGCCTTTTCCACAACAGTCTCTATACTCATTCCCTTTTGACGCATCTTAATCATCTCAGAGAACTTGCTAAGGATAGCCATTGGATCTTGTCCTTGTGCCACCATCTGTGGGACAGCAAGGGCAGTCTGCCCAATCGCTGCACGAAGTGCATCGCGCATCTCTTCAATATCAACCTTCTGCTCTTCCTGAGTAACGTTAATCTCGATAGGAAGTTCACGACGGACATAGTCACGTGATACGAGTTTATCCGAACGCATCTGCAAGAGTGCAACAGTTGCATTGTTTGGATTCATACCAGACATAATGCCGTAACGGACATCTACGGTGTAATCACCATTGATAGCCTTACGTGGGTTGTACTTAAGGGTGTACGGTGTTCCATCGTCAACGCCGCGAATTTCTTTAAGGGTGTTGCCGAAAACTTTTTCATCTGTCTTAAAGCAGATAGCAATAAGTTCTACAAAGAGGCGTGCAAACTGTGCCTGTGCTGCCTTGATCTGTGTATCAAAGCCTGCCTGTAGAGCCTGAACTCCACGACCTGTAACAACAGATGCATCTGTTTGGCCAGAACGTGTCTCTGGATAACGAGCACCCATACGAAGTTCACGCTCAAGAACGCTGGACTCACCGAATACACCGTTAGGTAGTTCTAGTGGGACACGGCGGATAGCCTGTGGGTTAGCAGAACGCATAATGGAATCTGGACCAAGGGCCAATTCCTGCACATCTTGTGGGATAGCGATAGGAGCTTGGATAGACTTCTCTGCTGCTTGGATTTGGAGTACTGCAAAGCGTGCTCTTGCAAGCTGAACGCCAAGTACATCGTCATACTGACCACGAGCCTGACCGTCAATAGACGGACGCATTGCTACTCGGACCATACACTCACCAATTGGGTTAGGTGTCTTAGAAAGAACTAGGTTCTTACGGTCTGGCAAGTAGATAAGGTCCTGATCCTTGTCGTGGTAACGAACCATTGAAAGATAAGGTGAACCTGGTTGGTACTGGTTCTTATTAAGAATCTGATCTGCGTACTCTGGGTACATTGAAGCCAAGGTCTGGCCGTCCATACCGACAATCTGGGTCAAAGATAGGCAACGACCAAAGCGATCTAGTTCAGGATATGCACCGAATGGGTTAATAGTCTGAATGATTGGGTTGTTATCTTCGTAATCTAGTTCTACTCGTGCGATTAACTGGCCATATGTGTTGTACCAGTCTGCTGCGGTGTACATCTGTACGCCCAATTCAGACTTGTCTACATAGAAGTTGGCAATACGTCCACGAAGATCAGCGGCCTTGCGTGCTGAGTCAGATACCATATTGGCTGCGGAGCAGTTAAATGATGGTAGTGGTGCCATTGCTTCTGCGAGGTCGCGTGCAGATACGTCAATGATGTTAGCAACTAGAGGCTTAGAATAGTCCTCTGAAAACATCGCAGGGTAAACCTTTGAGATGTCACCCTGACGTACCTGAAGGACGTCACGCATACGCTGATCACGCTGGGCGTAATGAGTTTGTAAGCGTGCAACCTTTGCGGTTACCTCTTTAACATTTAGCATTGTAATCCTTTAGTAAGTAAGGCCGTTAACCTTTGTTGGCCACTCGACCTTATCTGTAGCAAGAGCCTGTGCCTTGCCAGCTGCGTACTTAGCATCAACTGATGGGTTGTACTGGGGCGTAGTTACTGCACCCTTATCAATGTATTCTTCTTCTGTGCCTTCAGCCTTGTAGCTTGGTGTGATTGCCATTAGATTGTTCCCTTTCCAAATAAGAATCCTGGACGATCTGTTGCGTCCTTGTAAGTCTTCTTAGGCTTTGGTGTTGCCTTTGCAGTTGGCTTTGCAGCTGGGGCCTTTGGCTTTGCTGTTGGCTTTGCTGGCTTCTTCATTGTTGCCATTTTATCTCCTTAAACGAAATGTTTATTCTGCTCTAGTAGGGCTTCATCAATATTTATTACAACTCTTCTGCCCATTTCAGCTCGTGAAAGGAACGGATTCTTCATATGGTGGGTTGCATACTGGCCGTAGTTGAGCATCTCGCGTGCTCGGATCTCACAGAACCATAAGGCCATTACCATATCGGTCTTACCTTTAGTGGTCGGAGTCCACGTAATCAACTGCTCGATAAGAGCCTTGATGTTTTCGGACTGATCACTAGGTAAATGTATTAAGTTATCTCGGTGGTGCTTTCCGTCTGGTTGTTTAGTCCCAAAAAGGGTAGACATCGAGGCAACACCGAATCCTGAATCCCACTTATTGCTACCAGTATGGTGTTCCTTGAGGATAACGCCACGTGAAGCTAGGTGCTGTTTGATTCCTTCGTCTTGAGTTAAGAACGCCTGAAAAGCATTCTTCTCAATAATCCACTCTGAAGGACTATAAAGGCTAGTCCAGTTAATAATAATGTCACGAATCTGCTGCGGAGAAGGCCGCGTAATTTTAATAGCATCGAGGATGTACCTTTTAGAAGTGTTACGGTCAATGGCATAAGCGATAGCGGCGGTATCTCCCACAATGGCTGGGTCCATACCGCAGATAACTGTAAAGCCTTGTACATTTGCTGGGTGTCCTGGGTAACCAGGTTCCAATCGGCCAGCTTTACGCATACCATCAATCGAACCTTTTACTACTACAGGATCAAAGGCTGCGTTTTCTGAGATGTCTTGCTGCTGATATACCAAAGCCCAGGTACTTGCATCCATTGCTTGGCGTTCGTTGTACAAGTTTCGACCAGACCAGCGCGGATAAAGGCCGTTCTCGTCTTTATCGTCTTCACCTTGTCCATCAAAGGGCATATCTGACTTTGGCCACAAAGTAACCCACTTATCAGGGTCTTCATCTGCTTCTAGCAGGGCTGGCATTGCCAGATATGTCCACGGTACTAACCCACCTGGGTAGCGATCTTCGGAGCGAAGCTCACGATATAGGTCAATGGAAGCCACACGGGTTCCAATAATAATCAATTTACCAGTAGGGTTAAGACGGGAACGCACGTCTTGGGTTAACCAGCGGATTTGCTTCTCAAACTCATTGGCGTTCTTCAAAGTAACGGCGTCATCCACAATGATCATATCTGCACGCTTACCGTAAATCTGACCGCCGATACCGACGGCTTCGATGTTCGGGTCCTTTTCAGATGACTCACGGAGTTCATCACCGAAGGTGACGCGGGTTGCAGCCCACGTAGCTGACTTACTATTAAAGCCGACACCAGCGGCGTAAGCCTGCTGGAATGCCTCATACTGTGGGTGGGTCAAACGCTGTTTAATAGCGTAGAGAAAGTCTGCCGCCAACTGCTGGGTCTGAGAAACAATCAAGACTCGGAAGTTCGGGTTCTGGGCAACCTTCATTGCCACATACTCAACGGTAATGGACATCGACTTGGCGTGGTTCGGCGGGATGTTGATCAGGATACGGTTGCCGTTAAGACCCTTTTCAAACTTCATATTAGGATGTAACCAAGAAGGTTCCCGACCTTCAATGACATCTACCAGGTTCTGCTGGTGTGGAAAGACCTTGTGGTTCATATAGCGTTCGCAGAACTCGGCGTAGCTCAAGTCGTGAGCATCGGCTTCAGCAAAGTTCTTGGTCTTCAGGCCCAGTCTAGTACGGTCTGCCTTATCAGCAAAAGCCTTATCGGATCTGCGGTAGTACTCGTAGGTCTTACCGGACTTGCCAGCTGCGGCGCAAGCCGCCTCCACTGTCATACCTTCTGCCATAGCGCCGAGAATAATTCTCTTGGCTATATCGGCTGAATTCTCTGCCACTGTATCTCCTACTAGTAAAAGCCCCACCAGTCTCGGAAGACGGTGGGGAGCTACATTTACGATGGGCCGAAATCGGCTCTTCTTTTTATACTAGGCGGAAGGGTTTTGTCTCAAATACTGGGATTAAGATTTTAATAGATCTTGGCAACCTGTAGCACCGTAAGGTGCTGCTTCGGGCTTAGCGCCCGAACGAGTCACAACGAAGTGAGGGGTAAGACTGTACTCGGCCTAGGGGCCTCGTTAGAGGCCAACCGTACTGCTCGAAAACTACTTGCCGTACTTTTCTTCCCTACTATATATAAGACGCAACATTAGTGGTCATATTGCGTTTTTGTCTTGTGATGTGTAACACAGTACTGTGATCACGGCAAAAGTGCTGGTCAGCAGCTATATCCGGCTTCGACTTTATCAAAAATATTTTATTGGGGAGTATATACCCCCGCGACAGTAAATTCAACAACGGGGGGTCGGCTTTTTGGCGGGGCAGGGCAGGGCAGCCCTTGGCTGCGGTTTGGGTGGACAGTTTGCGGGGGAATTGTCTGCCGTATGGGGCAGGGCAGTTGGGGTAAGGCGGGAAGGACACTAACTAACCGGCACAGCTAACCGGCTCTCTCTCTAACCCCTAACCCTTTTAATATCTCCCAATACCTAACCGATAGCCACCGGCCTACCTCCACCGGCTAGCCGATAGCCCTAACCCTTAGCCGGTGATAGCTCCACTATCTGCCACCGATTACCGGCTAACCCTTGTACCTCCCGGCCACCGGCTAACCCGGCACCGGCTACCTATCCCCACCTAATCGCCGGGCCTAACCCTGCCACCGGGCCACCGATAGCTCATATATAAATTGGATCGTGTACCTATTTACCCGGCAATACCGCCGGCGATACCCTTGAAGATAATTGGATAAATCTTCCCATAAGAGTTGAAAGGTATGCGCTAGTACGTTACCCTCTACCTAGTGGAATAGCTCCACCGCATTACATATCGAAAGAGGTTTTAATATGTCTATTATGTGTGAAGAATGCAAGTGTTCAGTATTCAATAGCGATAGCGGTTGCGATAATGGTTGCGGATGTTGCAACCGTGAGGGAATTATGGAATTACTAGCAACACGTACCGCGCAACTCTTAGCTATTACGGAAGATGACCGCGATGAATACAGCGATGAAAACCCTATCTTTCACGCAGAACAAGGCCCTAGCCGCTTTTATATTATGTCTATGTTTTTTACTGATAATGACGGCGTAAGAATTCAAGAAGACTTAGATGTTAATGAGATTACCGTGACCCTCTTTAATGAAGAGACAGAACAAGAGCTAACTGAGGGCGCACTATATGAGTGGGCCATTAATCACTACAAGGAGAACAACTAATGACTACAGGGGCAACCATTAAAAGCGTACTTTCGACAGTCACCGCAGACTCTATGCATACCGGAGGAGCTCTAGGCTCTATGGCTAGTTTATGGGAATTGCTCCCGGATAACGTGGCCGGCCCTCAGTGGGTAGGGGAGATAGTGGCCGCCGCCGATACTTTCGCAGACTGGCTAGATGATAGCCGGGAATATGACTTAGACGATTTACACGGTTTGACTTATGAGCTAGCTAGTAGCGAGGTGGAAGATTACTATTCCAATATAAACCGCCGCGTACAGGAGCTAAGCCTATGGGCTAGCGTGGAGCTAGACGAGGAGGTGGCTAGCGCCTATGACTCACCTATCGTTACCTATACCGATATGAACAGCGCCTACCTCTATTGCGCTATGCGTGGCCTGTACTACGTATTGGCTCAGTGGGCTATGGATATTGCGGAAGATATGGAAGAGGTGGCCTAACGTGGGAGCTGTCGGCAAACTTATACAAGCCGGCCTATTGGCCGGAGGTATCGTTTACTTTATCCCCTACTTATGGGAGGGAGCGAAAGAGCTAGCGAGAGAGATTACGGAGGAGAGAGAGTGAGAGTGCAATTCAACATCTACCGGGAGGGTAATAACGTAATCGGATCATTCTACCGGGTAACCGCGTGGGAGGGAGAGAGATATCTAGGAGAGGGTATCTATGCCGGCTATACCCGCAAGGAGAGCTTAAGCCTAGCGCGAGAGAGTGTGAGAGAGCGCGGAGGCCTAGGTATATACGCTAACTAGCTAGTGACTATCGCCTAGGGGAGCTATTACCCTAGGCGGTGGCCGGTAGCTAGCCGGAAAGAGAGAGGGAAAGTTATGACTATGAAAGAAAATATGGAAGCGGAACTTCAAGAGATGATCCGCACACTAGAGAAAGCCAACGGTGCGCTAGCGCGTATCTTTAACGTGGAAGAGGGAGAAGATGAGTAACGACTTGGACCTTAAAGAGTGGGCTACCGGTGAGTCGGTAGGCAACTGTTGGAATTGCAATTCTTGGTGCGACAGCTTAGAAGTAGGTATCTGCCAAACTTGCATTAAAGAGGAGGAGTAATGGCATACGGTATGTGTTATGTCTGCACTACGATAATGTCCGGCGATAGCCAAACCAAAGAGGGCAAGGTTAAGTGTGATAATTGTGGATGGATATCAAAGAAAGATGGGAGCTACTAATGTTAAACCAATACCATAAGCCTGCGCTTATGATTCAGTACCATATTGTGAACGCTGAGGGAGAGGGCGTGTGGGAGGGAGGCAACCCGGCCTATGCCATTGAAGCTTTCAGATCATCCCCCAAAGATTGCCGCCTATTGGTATCAGGCTGGGAGACGGATGGGATAGAGACTATGCCCACCGGCCAACCAATAAATATAACCGCGCTAGTAGGCGCAGTCAGGGGAGGATGGGTATGGTAAGCGAGTCTTACGCCTACCGTAACGGTAGCGATCCGGCTTTCTATGAGCAGGCCGATATGATTAAGTGCAACGTATGCGAGAGAGAGTACGACTACAAGGAGTACCACTCGTTTATTTGCTTTGAGTGCGAGAGTGAGGGAAAGTGATGCCAATAGTTAATCGCGGGAGAAACTTGCGTGTAAAGGTAAATCACCCAACAGTAGAAGCAGTATCTATCGGGTTAGATAATCGCACACCAGGAAGGTTTGACGGTATGCACTATGGCTTGAAAGATAACTCCGAGTTAGAGATCGCAATGCTTGTAGAGGGTGGCCTTATGCAAGAACCGCTAGAGGAGTTCGCTGATTACTGGGATGGGTGTGGAGTCTACGCCTATGTTCCTATTGAGAAAGTTAATCGTTGGCTATATGAAAATGGGGCAGATGAGTTTGTCTCAAGAAAAGAGGTAGAGTAATGAGTCAATTACAAGGTATGTATATGAACGGACCTAGCGCAGGGAGAATCATCTCGTTGCCAGATCCACCACCAGAGAGAATTACCGTAGCTGTGAACCTAGTATGGTGTGAACACAATATGCCAGAGGGTATGCCTATGGCTATGACTACCTATAAGGTGCTTAAACCGGCTAACCCTATGCTGCCCTATGTAATCACGCTTGATTCAGAGTGGGATGATACAGGCTACTGGTGCGTAAAGTGTAAATCTCAAGCAGAAGTTAAGTACAAGATGGACAAGTTGCGCGAAATCTTAGAAGATGATGAGGACGATGAAGATGAAGAGGAGTGGTAATGAGCTGGTTATTCTTTACCTTAATTGCGGTAGTATTTATCCTATGGATGGAGAGGAATAAGTGGTGAGTGAGCGAGCAAGCGTTGAACAAGCGGTACATCACCGTAACTACCAGAGGGCGAGAGCAAGGGCGCTAGTGCGCCTTAGCCTTGTCTATAAGGACCAGTATAAGCTGTTCCTTCAAGAAGAAAGAGAGAAGGATGACGCGCTGGGTAAAACTTGGGTTGGTATTGACCACAATACTGGTAGCCCTATCACTATTGAGTCATATAAAGACGCCATTGAGGGAAGTTCATATACCGATCCCGGTAATCAAGGAGAGAACACAAGCTACTATGGAGGAGAAGAATGAGAATCGAAGAATCGCAAGGGAATATAGTAGAGCTCTCGGTTATTCGAGAAAAGAAATTGCGTGCCTCATCACCCTTTGGACCCGTGAGAGTAGGTTTGACCACCTTGCCCGACCAAGAGACAGTGAGGGAAAGCCAACTAGCTCAGCTTTCGGGATTGCTCAGCTCCTTAGAGAGCGCAGTGGAGAGCCTGAACTACAAATCCTTCGAGGCTTACGCTACCTTGATGCTCGCTACGGAAAATCTGCGTGCAGTGGTTTACGACACAGTGATCGATTCGGATGGTACTGATGAGTAGTATGTTTAACGAAGGTATGCGTAGCTCCGCAGATAGTACGTGGACTACGCCGCCTGAGTTCTTTGCCAAACTAGATGAAGAGTTCTCTTTTAAGTTAGACGCAGCTGCATTGTCTACATCCACATTGGTAAAAGATAATTGGTTTGGCCCTGATCATCCTTATCTATGGCGCAGAGATGCCCTGGATAACGACTGGACTCTTTGCGCTGAGGGTGGGCCAGTATGGTTGAACCCACCATATGGAAGGGTGATCAAAGATTGGGTGGCCAAAGCCGACTATGAAAGCAAGCAAGGTCTAACCGTAGTGTGCCTTGTACCAGCCCGTACTGATACTAACTGGTGGTGGGATAGCTGCATCCATCACGAGGTTCGTTTTATTAAGGGAAGGCTTAAGTTTGGTAGCAGTAAGAACAGCGCACCATTTCCATCAGCAGTAGTTATTATGAGAGGCAAAGTATGAAGCTATTAGATTTGTATTGCAAAGCAGGGGGAGCGAGCAAGGGTTATGCTGACGCTGGCTTTGAGGTAACGGGCATTGATATAAAGAAACAAAAGCGCTACCCATATACTTTTATACAGGCTGACTGCCTAGATATTATGCAGGATATGGAGTTCCTTAGATCCTTTGATGTGATTACCGCAAGCCCACCTTGCCAAACACATTCAGCTACTAAGCACTTACGGGTAGCACAAGGCAAGAGCACTGACAAGGTGGACCTTATCCCTCAAACTAGAGCTGCGCTCATTGAAAGCGGTAAGCCATATGTAATAGAGAATGTTCCAGGTGCGCCATTGATCAACCCGGTACAGTTTTGTGGCTCATCCTTTGGCTTGAAGGTACGCAGGCACAGACTCTTTGAGTCTAACCTGCAACTGGTTGGCTCTGTCTGTGACCACAAGACACAGGGTAGGCCGGTGGGTATCTACGGGTCTATGCGTGATGAGATTCCTGGCGGTGGTCATACTGCCAAGACCATAGAACAGGCACGTGAAGCTATGGGAATTGACTGGATGTTATGGGGAGATTTAGTAGAGGCAATTCCGCCACGCTATACCTATGAAATAGGTAAGCAGTTGATGTCCGTGCTACAATAATCTTGCCTCCTAAGTAGCAAGCCCTCACCAGAGTTAACCTCTTTCGCTGGTGGGGGCTATTACTTGTGCGAACTATAGTTCTAATATACGAACTTTACTTCTTACGTATCCAGACCTGTGTGTTCTTAGCCAATAGTTCGTACTCTCCTTGGTGTCGATGGAGGAAGAGGTCGATACCAACCATAGGTGCAAGGCGTGGATCGCCAGACTCGTGACCCCAAGTGTAATCATCAAAGGCGATAATGCCACCAGACTTCAGCAGTGGCCAACTCAACTCAGCGTCTAACAGAACACCAACAGTGGTGTGGTCTGCATCTATATAGATGAAATCAAACCGCCATTCTTCTAACTGTTCAATATCTTTCTTAACAGTTCGCGTAAGGTAATCAAAGGTAGACTCACGGTGCCATTCAGTATCGCCACCAACTCTATCTAAGTATAGACAATACACATCACCAAAGTTAAGATCCTTGTGAGCTATTTCATCGCTGCCATCCCACGTATCCACATCCACAAGTTTGCAATACTGACCAGTCAGTATGTTATCCAGTAACCATACGCTAGCATCACCAGTGTATGCACCAAGCTGCAAGAAACGCAAAGCATCTTTGCCCTTGAACTCAGGTAAGAACTCTTCAAAGTTATACTGGGCAGACTGAGCAAACCAATTAGGATAGTCTGTCACTTAGGATTGTCCGTGCTATAGAAGCCACTGCCCTTAAACGAAACACTGGGCGCAGTCCACTTACGTCTGAACTCATTGCAACACTGGGTGCAAATGATAGTCTCTTCAGGGTCGGTCATCTTGCGTTCGATCTGGCGCACATCACCACACCCTGGACACTCGTACTCATAGATCATAGCTTCACTGCCTCACTTATGTCGAGATAACCTACTAACTTATCTACCTTGTAACGGTTAGAGAACTCACTGGTTGCTGGCATACGGTGTGTTACCCACTGTGGTTCAGGTACATCCATCAGATCAAAACTGAAGATACCTTCAGGTGTGGAGTTGATATAGTAAGGAGTCAGGTCACGTTCAGCTGCCTGAGTGATGAGCTTCTTGTACTTCATCTCTTCTATAAGTAGCGTAGAATAATGGGTATAGCGACACTTGAGTTCGATGTAGTGACCAGCCTTAACACTGATACAGTCGAAGGCATCGTAGATACCGGGTGACTTCTCTAAGTCTGGATACAAACTCTCTTTAAGTTTATCGAATAACTCTTGCTCTTTCACTCAAGCTCCTTCTCAATAGCCTGAATGGTAGAGCAAGGATAATCGTCAACACATTCTTCGCAGGTTGGAACGTGTTCTCTATCGCATTCACAATTTTCTTCCATTGGCTTATGCAATTCCGCTACTGCACGAAGGGCATACAACCTTTGTAATGGTGATGAGCCAGCATAACCATTCTCATCGTTACTTAACTTCGCCAGCAATTCATCGTGTGTCACTGATAGGGAGACCTTCCACCTAGTAGGTCTAGTAACTCACGCATAGCGTGGTCACATCTGCGATCTGCAGTGGTTGGATGACACTCTAACGCTGCACCAATCTGTGCAAGAGTCATACGTTCGTGATAGCGCAGCGTAAGTATCTGCCTATCTTCTGCTTGTAACTTAACAAACTTCTGCTTGATATCCATCAGCGTAGCAAGCAATGACCCGCCTTCAGCTGGGCTGCTTGACCCTCTAGGCTGGCCATCTAAGATCATCTCTTGTGCTGCTTCTAATACTGTTCCATCTATCACCGAAGCAATAACAAAAGGTAGCAACGTTGCAAGGGTAGCAGTCTGATAGAAGGCTTCATCACCCGGCTGATAGCCAGAGCGTATTGCCTTCTCTTTGCGACAGTAACGTTCAGCAATACGTGTCATCTGCCACGCCAGCTTCTGCTCGTTATGCTTACGCTTTTCTGTATCAGGTTCGTTGAGTTGTTCTTCGATCCACTTGGTTCTACTCAATGCCCAGATGTAACACTCTTGCTTGACATCATTCTTATCTACCCAAGCTTGATACTTCCTAGATACAACCCTAGATACACTAGGGATCAGTTCATCTATGAACGGGTGAACATCAGTCATTTGGCCACTTCTTTTCGATGGCTTGAATAGTAGAACAAGGATAAAGAACTGGCATTACTTGTAAGTTGTGTTGTTCCGATATATCCCAGCAAACATTACAAAAAACAGTGTCATTAGTGGCTATAGGTTTGTGCAACTTTACTACTTCATAAAGTGCTTTAGGTGAAATAGGGACATTCCCACACCAGTCTTCATAGGTCGAAGCATATTCAAAATGTATTTTTGCTAGCAATTCATCGTGTGTCATTGAGCTACCTCGCTATGTCGTTTAATGTATGCAGCAATAGCATCGAGTGATACATTCCTATTCTCTATGTTGCCTAGCATATGGTTACAACCAACGCATAGCAGTTCACGCACAGCACCGGTAGTGTGGTCGTGATCTACTGCAAGTATGCTGGTTGTGCCGTCCTTACGCTTCTTAGTTTCAGGCAATCCACATATAGCGCATAGGTGATTCTGCCGTTCTGACATAGCTTCATAGTCTTCAACAGTAATACCATAACGTTTTTTGTAATGCTTATTTCGATTAGCATTGGGATTCTTTGCAAGCCAATTAGCATTATATTTGCGACGCTTTTCTTTTGCCTTGTCAGGGTTCTTGTCATAGTATTCTTTTTCATATGCACGTTTCTTCTCAAGGTTCCTAGCCCTGTATTCACGTGCATAAGCAGCAAGTTCATCTTTACTTTTAGGCATCTGGCCATTTTCCATCTAACACAAGCAAAGCAATAGCTGAATAGTTCAAGAGATCTATGAATGAGTCACGTAATGATTCATTCTCAGGCGTTGCACCTGAGTCAATGAGGTGGTTGATACGGGCTGTCTTGTCGTGCATACGCACGCGCAGTCCGTTGAGTGGGCCACCAGGTGAGCGACTGATGTTTGTCGGACCGTAATCTTTGTGCTTACTAAGGAGTAGGTTACCTGCTGAGTCGAGGATTTCCCACATATCTGCTGCAAACTGATTCACCTTGCCTGTATCGGGCGTACTGTTATTGTCTCTGTTGATAATTCTTGATGGATTATCTGGAACCCAGCCTCTTGGATAAGGATTAGCGTACTCAGCCATTCGTCTCTACTCACTCTCTCTCGCCCACTAATAAAGTCCTTGTCATCTCAGCACCGTGTGCCAAGTAGTAATCATTTATATCCATACCGGGTGGTAGTGTAACAATAGTTGAGTTTAATATCTCGTTAGCCACGCGCTTTGCAAACTCCATACCTGGGTTCGATCCGTCTTCTTTAATATCGTTATCGCCTACTACATAGACAGTATCGTAACCATTGAAGAGCTTGGCAAAGTGTGGCTTCCAAGCCTGTACACCAGGTACTCCCACTGCTGGGATACCAACCATACCGCTAGTAATAACAGTATCTAGTTCACCTTCGCAGACCACAATGTATGGCGACTGCAACAGTACATCGGTGACGTTATACAGGTGTGCCTTCTGCCCTGTAGGGCTACCATACTTAGGCTTACCATCATCTAACCTACGGAACTTAAAGCCTACGCACTGATCTAACGCAGTGATATAAGGAATGCTAATCCAACCCTCATACATCTCGTGACCATTGATAGGGTCAGTGATAGTACCGAGCTGGAATCTAGCAGCTACCTCCTCAGAGATCCCACGTTCTAGTAGCGCGACGATTGCCTCCGGACTTATTTCCTGTGCGTATCGCTGCGCCGCTTCCGTTAGCAATTTCGATTGCGCGTTTGAGGCCATCCTTAAACTCCAAGTTCTCTAGTATGCAGACAAGGTTCGCTGCGTTGCCACCTTTACCGCAGGTGTGGCAGTAGTACAAGTTGTCGTACGTGTTGATGACTGCCGACCTGCGGCTGTCGCTATGTAAGCAGCACCTTACTGATGCTGACTTACCTTCCCTGACTTCGCCCCCGAAATGTTGGACGATGGCTCCGATGGGGATTGCGTTGGCGTCAACGTCGCCCTTAAAGCCTTTTTGTTTACGTGACCTGGACCAGTCTGATGTTGACACGGACACCCCTTACATTCTCTATGCATCTTATGTGTGCAGCTATTGCAGATCATTATGCTTGGTCTAACTCTTCTGCTTCAGGCAGTTCTACCTCTTCTAACTCTGCTACCGCAGCATCAAAGTCTGCAATATCTTGCGCTTCTTCAGGATCTACTGGACCTGTTGACGTACTGATAATTCCTTCTGGTACTGGCATTATTCTTTCTCCTTTATCCATTGTTCAAGTGAGCAGATTACCCACGCTTTACTTATGCTGGAGTTGCGACGCTTCACTATTACGTAAGCCGGTGGCACTTCCCCAATACCCCTAGCCTTCGCATAGTTCTGCGCCTCAACTTCAGCCTCAGCCCAGAACTCTGGTAAGTTCAAGGACTTCCTGTTCTTTAACTCTAGGATGTAAGTCTTTCCCGCGACTATCACCACTAGGTCCCCTTCATCCTTGCTTCCGGCTTTAGTCAGGCGTTCCGCCAGGACACCTGGTATACCTCGCAAGAATTTCATAACGTCAGTCTCAAAGACTGCGCCCTTTACTCGATCATACTTACTGGCCATCTTTACCAGTATCGTAGATAGCGTTACCTTCGTCATCAATCTTTACCTTGAATACCTTGAGTTCAATCAATGCCATAACCATATTACGCATATCGTTTTCTAGCTGGTTGATTCTCTTCTTCAAGTACTGGATCTCAGTGTTAGCCATTACCACTCAACTCCAATCCAGAAGACACCAAGGTCTATGCCTGCTGTCCATCCGTCTATGTGAAAACCAATACCGAATGACTTGAATCTGGTATACCCAAACAACACGGTAACACTCTTGGTTCTAAACTCTTTACTCATTCGTCAATCTCATTTCCGTACTCATCGTACTGTGGTATGTAATTGTTACTGGTATGACCAGCTCTAGCATCTCTTTCTAGCATAGCTCCAAAGGCATTTCTATCTGAGATTTGGCAAGACCCATAGTTTACTTTCAAACCTACATAGTCTGAGGCATCTGCTGTATGTGGACCAAAGCGGTTCTTAACAGCGGCAATGTTCAGGTCTGCATTGAATGGGTCATAGCCTAGCGTTAGGATCAGTGCAGGTAACTGACTGACCTTACCGTGGATAGCACGTCTAGCAGGTGGCTTGGTAGGCGATCCATACTCTGATTGCTCAGAGACGTGGTGCAATACCAGTACACACGCTTCTGTCTTACGTGCCATATCGTGAAGCTCCATCATAATTGCACGCAGTCCAGCCCATTCATTATCTGTCTCGGCTGCTACGTTCATTAAGTTATCTATGATGATTAACTCTGGTGCCTCACCGTAGAGTTCTACGTAGGCTTTAATCTCTAACTCGATATCATCTAGTGATGGTGATGAATCAAAGACCCACTTGATGTGCTTCAGTTTGTCAAAGTGCTTATCGTAATAGTGGCTGTCTGCCGATAGGTTCTGCTCAACACCTGTCTGATTGTGACCGGATGAGTGTGCTGCTGCACGCATCATCACGGTAGTAGTATCAGTATCAGCTGAAAAGAACAAGGTAGGTACCTGTGCCTTGATTGCATACACCAAAGCAAACATAGACTTACCAGCGTTGGGTGCGGCTGCAACCATACAGACCTGTCCTCTACGGAACTGGATCTGCTTGGTTGCTAGCCCCTTCCAAACATCAGGTAGAGGTGTGGCCTTCGTGAGAACTGTTCCCCACGCCCGTTGCAAAGTTAACAACGCCCACCTCCTTTACCGTTATATTGAGACGCCTGCGAATTGGTTCACGCTCACCTTCGGTAAGCCCTCCCCATATTCCAAATCGCTCGTGCTCTAGCCCCCATTGCTTACATTCAGTTTTGTGAATGCAGCTATTACAAACTGACTTAGCGAGTAGAACTTCTGGTGCTGAGTAACTAAAAAGTTTGATCTCACTTGCATCAAGACTTCTTTCAGGAAACCAGAACTCTCCTCCTACTGAAGCGCACCCTGGACTTTCATAATTCCAAGGCTCGCGCATCTAACTAGCGAACCCAGATAGTTTCGCACTTGTCTGGCGCACCCTTTGGTGACGCACACATCCAGCCCTGCCAAGGACCCTTAGCGGATGTACCAGACTTAAATGACATAGCTCCGTGCTTACACTGCTTGCCACCGTCTGCTGCTGGTGCAGCCTGTACTGGTGCTGCTACTGGTGTAGCAAAGCCACCTGCTGTGAGGGCTGCTACAGCTGATGCTGTCGCTGATCCGCCAAGGTCAGCGCCTGTTGACTTGATAAGGGATGCAAGCATTCCAAGATCTGCAAGACCTGTCTCAAGATCCTTTACATCTGTTGCATAAAGATTGATAAGTGTTCCGTCAGATAACTTGTAGTTAACCTGGAACTTAGTTGTATCTGGTGCAGCCATTTATTTTCCTCCGTTAGTTTTGATGTTCATTCTTACTGTTTCATTACCGACAACCTTCGGTATGAATCCTAGAAGTTTCTCAACTTCCTTACTATCAACTGTCTCACGACCTTTAACAGTTGTCCAGCTAATCTCGATACCGCTACGAGTAGTACCGGTAGTCCCTTCGAGTGAAGCCTTGAAGGAATCCCGTTCCTTCTCCAGCTCCTTTATCTTTGCATCTAACTGTAGATAATGCAAGGCATTCTTGTCAACTTCTTCGTCCTCAATAATTACTTCACTAAGGACGATACGTTCTTTTTTTAGACCACCGCAACCCATCTCTTCTGTTGCGTCGTAGTACTGGCAGTAGTCCTTGCAGAAGGACTGATCCTTCTCAGGTGCTGGTAGTCCTTCTGCACCCTTGACTTCGTTCAACCATTCAAGAGCATCAAGTGCTACGCCCTCGTCATAAGGTTCTGTATGTACCTTAACGTCCTTCTCAGAACCATCACGTGCAATAGCAACCAAGTTAACTGTCTTAACATCGTACCCATTCTTTGCCAGTAGGTAACCGTAAACTTGTACCTGCCAGCGTTGTTGCTTTGATGGGAAGTATGAAAGGTTCTTTACCTTGCTGGTTTTCCAGTCAATGACAGCACCAGTACTAGGTACGAATAGATCAACGTGTGCTTTCATATCACCGTAGGCAACCTCGGTCTCAACCAAGTACTCCTTGCCTTCAGGATCTATATGACCGATAGCATCTTCGATAGCTGCGTGGATAGCAGTACCCATAATCGCTGCAAGCTTTGACTGATTCTCATTAGTCTCAGGCTGTGCATTCAATCGGTACCACACCTTGCGACGGCAACCACCAATCTCTGATGGTCCTACCTGTGTTTGTGTACTACGTGAACGACTAGCATCCTTGGTGTGCAGTACGTGTAACAGTAGCTCTTTCGGATCTTCAATGGCCATTGCAACTCCTGTCCAAAGCCTTATCAATGATGCGCTCTAGTATCTCAACCTTTGCATCAAGTTTATTGTTGCGTTCATTGGAACGTTCGTACTTGTCTTTCCAATAAACAACCTTGGCCTCAAGACTTTCTGGTTCTTGTGGCAACATACTGTTAATTAAACTGTCGTAACCACGCGTTAAAACATTATTACCATAAGAAGTCATTGTAACCGCTATGTGATCGTCTTGCTTTTTCTTTGGTGCAGCTTTCTTTTTTACTGCCATTTGTTGTTGTCCCTCCAGACAAGCCACGTATCGAAACCGTAAGCTCCGACGAATCCTAACAACAAACCAAACAGAAATGCAAGCATTTTATTCTTCTTTCTCTTCATCTCGTTTACCGAATAACCATTCTACTAACGCTGGATTATCTTTAAGAGTATCCACAATGTGATAGCCCACTAGGTCACAGACTTCCTCTACATCAAATCGTTTTCTATTAGCAAGCAACGACTCGTGAATGACAGCGTGAGTTACCTCGTGCATTAGCACGTGGATCATCTTATCTTCGGGAAGGTTATGCCTAAGAGATATGCGATTGTTACCAGATATGGTCACACCATAGCTGTCCTCGTCGTGGTGCTTGTAGTCAATCTTGTACTTCTGTCCGAAGATCTTGACCGAATAGATTCTAGGCATAGGTTAATGGTAGCACGGCGTGTCTCGGTCCTTCTACTGGGTTGAGTATGTCTATAATACGAGCCGTAGGCGAGTTACAGTATGGCCCTCACGGGCCGACAGAATGGAGGCCCAGTGAGCCGGTTCCGTCTACTCACCCTGCCAAGAATGCGCGGCAGACGCCGCCTCTACGATGTCCTTCCTGAGCCTTTTGGGGCCGATCTGAGGGACTTTGGCCCTATCCACGTCTGTACGTGTGGGTCTCAGGTCTTTAACGTGGCAGCCTCCTTTGAAGAATACGAGCTGGTCTGGTATGCCCTTGACGCTACCTGCTTCAGTTGCGGTGCGCTGGTGGTAGTTCCTTGCCCAGTTGACAACCCAGATCATATCTAATTACTATTACGCCACAATCGGGCCGATGGAGACATCGCTTCCTGAGAGTGCTGGACATTACCCACGTTGACGGCCTTATCTGATTGGGTTCAGGTAAGGAAGATATGGTGGGTTTTGTTCTGTCTGGGCAAAAAGAAAAAGGCCCCCACTAAGGAGGGCTGATAGGATTAAGTGTGCATAAGTTAAGCAACATTAATGAAGAGCAACGCAGTGCTGATTGCACTGAATGTGGTGCTGTAAAAATTAAGCCAAGATCTAATGGTAAATGGCGTTGCAAGACTGGCTGGAGAAAAGGTTCAAAGGTATACAGATCCAAGAAACGATACGACAAGCCATACAGAATCCATAAGAAAGACATATGCGAGCAGTGTGGATTTGTACCTATACATACAGTTCAACTTGATGTTGACCACATAGATGGCAACCATTACAACAATGATGTAAATAACTTGCAAACGTTGTGCGCCAACTGTCACAGGCTTAAGACATATATAAATAAAGACAATATAAAACAAAAAGAAGCCCCCGCCCAGGATTAAACCTGAGCAGGGGCCATAGCCTCGCAGTCAAACCTTTATTACTTTGCTGCCTTTACCTTTGATGGATTACCACCAGCAATGAGCAATGAAACTACACAAGATAGGATCACCTTGTAGTCAAGTGCAAAGTTTGTTGCTTGCCAGGTTACTAGGAATCCAGTAGCACCAAACATAATCTGCTTAGAATTTAACTTCATTTTGCCTCTTTCTTTTTTGGCAAAGGCTTAACTGCTGCCTTCACTTTGTTTATCTTGGTTACTTCACCAAGCCAAGGAAACCAAGGCGAGGTGTCGTCTCCACAAGTCTCCTTGATGGAGATGTGAAGATGCTTGTTGTGTTTGTTAGGTCCGGTGTAGTCACGGTTGCCTTTCTCCTTAGACCAGATCTTGCCTGCAAAGATCAAGTACTTAACACGTGGGTCTTGCTGCAGCTTAATAAAAGCAAAGGCACAATCGATACCGAATACTGGGTCGTGAGTAATGTCTACTGCATAACCTGAGTTGTGGTCAGAGTTTGGGTTCTGATGGACGTGTGCTTTGGATGGGAGTAACCCATCGCTGGCCTTCTTGCGCTTAGGCTTTAATGCTGTGGCCTGACGTAACGCTGCTATAGCAGCAGGTGCTGCTCTCTTTGCTAATGGGATCATCGCTTCTCCTTTGTAATGATGTCGTAAATAATGTCTACCTTAGTTTCAACCCTAGTAAGTCGGTCATTCATACTGCTGCCAGAATTGGGTTTGAGTTCAGCAAGGTAATGCTTGATAACCCAACGGATGGATGCGCCAGCTGCTACTGCTACGGCTAAGAAGCCTGAGATAGTGGTGGCCCAGTCTGCGATAGACAAGATGAACTCCTATGCTGTTCTGATAGTTACTAGAAGCAAACCGCCGAATCCGGAGTATCGCTTGTCGGTAGGTGTCTTGTTAATAAAGTCCATCTCTTCGATGAGACCAAGGTATGACTCGCCAGTACGGAAGTCTTCGACTCGTACTAGATCGCCAATGTCTTCGATGCTCTGCATAGTTGATAGTCTGTCGAATGCATACCCGTCATAACCTGTAGGGTTATTGAACTTATCCATCTCGTAGTCGTACATAAAGATTGGATACTGGACAAGGCGCTGACGTGGGATAGATGGCAGGGTGTTAATCTGGTAGCCAGTAAATACTGGACCCTGAGTGTCATCAACTGTTGATCGAGTAAAGGTAAACTTAAACCCAAGGAACTGCTGTGCTCCTTGTGGATATGACACACCCACCTGACCGATGAATGATCCTTGGTCATAGGAACCAAGGTTGTACTCAACGTTGTTCTGGTCAATAGATACGATACTCAAGCCACCATTGGCTGTGTTAAAGCGTGGTGTCATCAACTTGAAGATCTTGTTCTCAAGTGTGTTGTAACGGATGTAACCAGTACGCAGCTCTGCTGACGGTACTAGAACATCTGCTGACTCAAGATAGTTAGTGCCATCTTCTGCACCGTTGTTGGCTGTACAGAATGCTAGACGGTTTGTATTACCAATGAACGCACAAGCTGTAGTGTTAAAGCCAGTACGAGTTGGGTCATACAAATCCCAAGCGTAAGCAAAGACGAGGTTGTTGCCGATAGGTGTAGACAGGTCAATGCGGCTAACACCAGGGCTGCCATCAACGTTAGTGGTAGCCCAGAGGTACTTGTCATATCCTGCTACGTCATAGACTGCCTGCTCTGATTCAAAGAGCAACGGGCCATAGGCAATAGATCCGTCTTGGTCTGATACCTGTGCAATGCGTAGACCTAGGCTAGTACCGATAGCCATATAGCCAAGGTAGTAGTAGATCTTGTAGGTAACTTCACCTACTGGTAGTTCAGCCGCTGTGATAGCAGATGACAAGGTAGGCATAGCACCAGTTGATGAGGTCAATGTAAACTTGTAGATGCTTGACTGGATACCGTTGTAGCCAGCAAAGTAGATAGCAGTACCGCTAGATGTAATGCTACTGAATACGTGGTCTGTATCGTTGTGTGTGTAGACAGCAGTAGGTAGCACTGCCGCTGATGTGGCAAACTCATAGATAGAGTTATTGACTGCCATAACGATACGCTCTTTGGTGTATTCCATAACAGCGTTAGTTACTGTGATACCCGGCTTGTCAAACATAAGGGTTCCAGCAGTTCCTGAACCAGCGGTAAGCGCCTTCTTGAATACCTGCAACTTGCCACCGATAGCATCGTTAGTTACCCAGTAAGCATAAGTTCCGTCATCGCAGATAGCAAAGACGGGAGCTGCGGTACCTGCGTTGTAATCAATGAAGTGGGTAAGTGTGCCGTCAGCGTCAATCTTATCTACGTCATACTCATCCCAGATAAGGACTGCATCCTTGTTGCTGTAACGGATAGAACGCATAGTTTGGAACGGACGATCATTAGGCTGCAAGTTACCAGTAGTGATGTGCTCTTCTACTACATCCTTGAGCAGTGTTACCTGACCCTTATCCCAGATGTTGCAACCCTTAGACCAGGTGTACTGGAAGCGTAGCGATTCATCCTGTGCTGGCTCAAAGAACTTAATGCCTTGGCCATAATGGAATGTAGACTGTGAACGAATCCACCAACCTGTGAGCGTCTGCTCACCAGGCTCACGTGACATATCAACTTGGTTCTTACGATACTGCGCTGTGACTCTACGATACGGAGTCTCGTCAGTATTGTTTAAGAAGAACGGTTGAGCAGCGATAGCAATGTCGTAAGCAATACCAGTAGCTGCATAGTTCTGACCACCTGCTGGGTTAGATAATGGATATGGTATTGGATCTGTTATGTCGGAACCGTAGGCCACGTTGTCTCCTTAGACT